CTATGGCGCCGAGGCCGGCGGGGCGGCCCGGCCCACCAAGAGCGTTTACGGCGATGACGCGGGTGGCGCCCATTTCGGAGGCGGCCCACAAGGGCAGCGCTCCCAGGAAACCGCCATCGACGAAGTATGCGCCTTCGATGCGGACGGGCGGGAAGACCAATGGAATGGAGCAGGTGGCGGCCAAGTGGCGCCAGGTAATGGCGGAATCGCGCACGAGGCGCTGACGGAGCCAGGGAACCTCGACAACGGTCAGGCCGATGGGGATGCGTGGACGGAAGCGGTCGAACAACTGGCGCGCCTTTTCGTGCAGGACAGCGGGATGGGGGAAGATGGCGGCAAGGGACGGGTCGAGCCAGAGGGCGGTCAACTCTTCGCCGCCGCAGCCGGAGGCGACAACCCAGCCATTCCAGGCGCCGGCGGAGGCGCCGACAATGCAATCCGGCTGGAAACGGCGGCTGAGGGACTTCCAGACGCCCACTTCCCAGGCCGCGAACATGCCGCCCGCCGAGAGGACCAGCGCGGTGCTCACATTGCCAATGGTAGTACGCCAGAGGGGCGGTCACCAAGAATTTAAAAGATTTTGCGGTTCTATTTTCAACGAGTTGAGAAGCGGAGCCGGACCATTGGAGAAAACGCGGATGCTAACTTGAAATCGGGATGAGGGTTGCGCGGCTTCGCGGATTTCGCGAGGCCGCTTTTTTTTGGAAGACGGGTGGAAGACGGGGACAGACGGATCTGTCCACGCGGCGCAAGAGCGGCGCCTTGGGACAGATTCGTCTGTCCCCGCGGAAAAACGGGGGCGGAACGCATGACGGAGAGAACTCCCCGAACTTGCGAAGATTGCGAAGTTTGGAAGGCCGTGAAACAGAGGATCAAAGTGGGCATGCTGCTGGACAGCGTGATCAAGGGGGTGGAGCTGAGGATTGCGGAAAAGGAATTCAAGCCGACGATGGGGGAGTATTTGAAACTGCTGCAGATGGAGCAGGAAGCCGAGCAGGAGATGCCGAAGGAGATCAAAGTGACATGGGTGGAACCGGAGACGACAACGATATCCGAAGAATAGAAATCGCGTACGATCCGCTGCCTTCCCAGAAACTTTTTCACGAGTCGGAGGCGCGCTTCAAAGGTTTCTCCGGGCCGATCGGGTCGGGCAAGAGCCATGCCCTCTGCCAAGAGGCGATCCGGCTGAGCTACGTCAACGCAGGGCGACTGGGGCTGCTGGGGGCGCCGACTTACCCGATGCTGCGGGACGCGACGCAGGCGACGCTGATCGAGATTCTGGAAGCGAACAAGATCCGGTTCGAGCACAACAAGGCGGAGAACACGCTGACGATCAAGGACACGGGATCGAGGATCCTGTTCCGGCCGGTGGAGGAGTTCGAGCGACTGAGGGGGACGAACCTGGCATGGTTCGGGCTGGACGAACTGACTTACACGCAGGAAGCGGCGTGGCTGCGGCTGGAAGGACGATTGCGGGACCCCAAGGCGGGGCGGCTGTGCGGATTCGCGGTGTGGACGCCGAAAGGCTACGACTGGGTGTACCGCAAATTCGTGGTGGGCGGGCAGACCGACTACCACACGATCATTGCGAAGCCTTACGAAAACCGGCACGTGCTGAAACAGATTCCGGACTATTACGAACGGCTGAAAAAGAGCTACGACGGGAGGTTCTTCGAGCAGGAAGTCCTGGGGGAGTATCTGGCGATGGAAGGGTCGCGGTGCTATGCCTCGTTCGACCGGGACACTCACGTAGCGGACTTGAAGGCGGACCCGAACCGGCCGCTGCTGTGGGCGCTGGACTTCAATGTGGACCCGATGTCCTCGGTGATCGTGCAGACGATCGGCGAAAAGACGATGGTACTGGACGAAATTGTGATCCGCCACGGAACCACGTACCAGGCTTGCGATGAGTTTTTGAAGCGCTACTCAGGGTACCGGGGCGTGGTAGAGGTTCACGGAGACGCCTCGGGGTACGCGCAGCAGACCACGGGAACGTCGGACTACGGGATGATCCGCGACTACTTCGAGGCTAACTCCAATTTGACGGTGCAGCACCTGGCGGCGCATTCCAATCCGGCGGTGAGGGAGCGGGTCAACCTGATGAACGCGAGGCTGCGGTCGGCGGCGGGCGAAATCAGGATGCAGGTAGATGGCAAGTGCAAGGAACTGATTGCGGACTTCGAGCAGGTGGCATACAAGACGGACTCCTGTGCGATCGACAAGGACCGGGACCGGCTGCGGACGCACTTATCGGACGCGCTGGGGTATCTGGTATGGGACCAATACAACACAAGGCAAAGCATCGGGGAGCGGACAGTCAGGCTGCTCCACTGAGATCCAAATGCAAAACATCAATCGCGAACATCCGGAATACATCGCGCGGAAGGCGATGTGGAAGCAGTACAGGGACCTATACGCGGGCGGCGAACGCCTGAGAACAAACGCCTCGGATTACCTGGTGCGGCGGCACAAGGAGCCGGGGGAGATCTACCAGGAGCGGCTGAACCGGGTGTTTTACGAGAACTACATCGGGTCGATCGTGGACTGGTACGCGGCGACGCTGATCCGGCGGGCGCCTACGGTGGCGATTGAAGGAAACGACGCGGCGGCGAAGGATTACTTCAGCGTGCTGACGGCGAACTGCGATTTGAAGGACACGAGCCTGAGCGAGTTTTTCCGGCAGAGGTTCGTGCAGACGATGGTATACGGCTGCTCCTACACGGTGGTGGATTTTCCGCGGGCGAACGGGGCGGCGATGACGCGCGCGGAGGAGGACGCGTCGGGGCGGTCGCGGGCGTACCTGGTGGACTACAGTCCGGAGGAGGTCATCAACTGGAACCACGACGAGACGGGGGGGCTGGAATGGGCGGTGATCCGGACTACGTGCCTGCAGCAATCGAAGGTGACGGACGCGCGATGGGAGAGGGAAACGCGGTGGATTTACTACGACCGCGAGAACTTCCAGATCTACCGGAAGGCAGGCGAAGCAAGCCCGGTGGAGCTGGTGGACGAAGGGCAGCACGGGCTGGCGGCGCTGCGGCGGGTGCCCTTGTTCCGGATGCAGGTATCGGAGGGGCTGTGGCTGACCAACAAGGCGGCGCTGCTGCAACTGGAGCATTTCAATAAGTCGAACGCGCTGGCGTGGGCGCTGACGATGGGGCTGTTCGCGACTCCGGTGGTGTATTCGGATCGGGAATGGAACCAGATTGTAGGGGAGTCGTACTACATCCAACTGGGGCCGCAGGACCGCTTCGGGTGGACGGAGCCGGAGGGGAAGGTTTATCAGATTGCGGCGGACAACCTGGTTCAGCTCAAGGACGAAATTTACCGGGTTTGCTATCTGATGAACCAAGCCGGAACGCCGAGCGGAGGGGATCTGCGGATTTCCGGCATCAGCAAGCAGAGGGACTTCAGCGTGACGCAGGAGGTACTGCGGGCGTATGGAGACGCGGTGAAGGAAAGCATGAAGCAGGTGCTGCGGGCGATTGGGGCGGCGCGGCAGGACGGAGTGACGATCGACGTAGCGGGGCTGGACGAATTCGATATCGACGATTACAGCGGGGAGTTGGACGACGCGAAGAAGCTGCTGGATTTGGGAATCGGGTCGGAGACGCTGAAGAAGCAGGTGTTCAAGAATTTGGCGTTCAAGTATTTGTGCGATGCGCGGCAGGAGGTTAAGAACCAGGTGGCGGAGGAGATCGACGGGATGAAGTACGGGGAGTAGGGGGCAGACGGGAGTGCCTTACGCCCTTACAGGGCTGGCGCGTTGCCGGACGGATACCACAGGGCTTACGCCCTGGGCTAGGTTCTAGCGCCCCTGACGGGGCTTGAGGGGACGCGGGGGGCAGAGGGGGGCTTGGGGCGATTTCAGGTTGCACGCGGAAAGAGCGCCGGTATGCAACCGGCGCGCAGGATGACATCCTGCCCCACAGCACAGAGCAGCACGGGCACCCCAGCCCACTCCACGGAATCGGGCAGGCGAGTAGACAGTGACGGAAAGGACAGGAGGGTTATGGAAGGAATCGACGTGCAGGCGATCGTGCGGCAGGCCATCCAGGAGTACGCCAGCAACGAACAGGCCAAGAGCGAACCGGCCCACAAGGCGGAGCTGGAGGAGGAGCGGAAGCGGCGGGAACAACTGGAGCGGAGGCTGAACGAACTGGTGGCGGAGAACAAGCAGAGCCGGAAGCTGGCGGAGGAAGCGGAACGCAGCTCGATGGTACGAGCGGAGCTGCACCGGCTGGGAGTGGCTAAGATCGACCTTGCGTTCAAGGCGGTCAAGGACGAAATCGAGCGGACGGAAGACGGGCGGCTGGTGGCTCGGGGGGAAAGCGGACAGGTGAGTTTGAAGGAGTATCTGTCGGCCTTCGTCGCCGAGAACCCGGAGTTTCTACCGGCTCGTATCGCGGGGGGGACCGGAATGACGGCGACCCTCAAGGCGCCGGCGGAGGGGCGGGAGACGGTGTCTCTCGACCAGATCCGGCCAGGCATGAGCGCGGAAGAGATGCGGCGGGTACGAGAGGAAATCGTGCGCGTGGCATCGCAGACCCTACGGGGGCTGTGAAAGACGAATCAGCACGGGACCGAAAGGCCCGGCGGAAAGAATAGATAGGAGAACGAATGGCAGCAATTACCTCAACAAACGTCGCAAACGCGATTGTGAAGCTGGTGGCGGCGGACGCTTTGCCGGTGCTGGTGGGGAACCTCGTGATGGGGAACCTTGTGAATCGCGACTACGAGCCGGTGCTGGCGAACGCCGGCGATACGGTGAACATCCCGATACCGCCGACCATGGTGGCGAACAACATTCTGAACAACGGCGGGGCGGTGCTGACGCAGAACCCGCCTTTGAACAACGCGGCGATCGTGCTGAATACGCACGCGGAAGCGACTTTCCAGATACCGGACGTGGTTCGGGTGCTGGCAGTGCCGGACCTGCTGAAGCTGTACATGCAGCCTTCGGTGGCGGCGATCGCGCAGAAGATCGAAAGCGATCTGCTGAGCCTGTACGCGGGTTTCAACACGAACCCCGTGGTG